CGGTTATCACCTGAACCCATCAAGGTTCCCCGTTGTTTACGGGACTGAAGTTTGTTCATATTCATAAGAGCCACACGTTCTAATGTGTATCCAAAATGCTCTGAAAGGACAGCAGCAAACCAAAGAACATCACCAACCTCTTGCATCAGGTCACTGACATTCAGAGGCTTATCACCTCGGTAATATTTAGCGACCTTATCTGCTACTTCACCAGCTTCAGCAGCCAGCCCAAGTGATAGATATGGCAATGCATTATCTTTTGAAAAGATAGCTGTCTCTAAGGCAGATTCTTGGTATAGGTTAAAGCTCACAAGGTCAGTCATAGGTGCGTCCTTTAAGGTCTTGCCATAGCTCGGCATAGTGGATTATTTTTTTAACATCAGATTCAAACTGACCTTTGTGTGGCGCACGGGTCGCATACTTCACGATGTTGGCTGCACAGAAGTCGAGTTCATTTAGCATGATGTATTCAATGGGTTGGATTGGGTGAACGTAATGGTCACCCCCTTCTTGGCGGGATAGACCTACTTTTATTTTGGTGGTGTCCATAAGATAATATTTCCATCATCAGTGATGTCATTGAATCGTAAAATTCTGGCACATCGGGCTTGGGTTAATGCATCATCTTCAGTCAGACCAGCCTTCTTATAGGCAGCTACGATAGCTTCCCAAATGGCTACGTTACGTAGGTGAGGGTCGGTGGATTGAAGTGATGCTTTGTGGAGTATTTGCTGTGCCTTAACAGGGCCAACTTTTGGACAACCTTTATAATTGTCTACAGCATCACCAGTGAGGATTTGGGTAAAGAAAGAGAAGTCAGCATCAACTTCGCTAATGGTAACCACGCCATCTTCAGGGTGGGCAGGATTAAAGAATCTACATGGTATGGTCTTGAGGTCTTTGTCCTCAGACACGATGATAGTGTCATCATCATCACTGCCCCGAATACCTAGCAAGTCGTCTGCTTCAAAAGGTTCACGAAGTACAGCCTGATATTCATCAATCATCCACTGCTTGAGTGGCTTCAATGTAAGGGGCTTTCGCACGTCCTTGCGATTACCTTTGTAGGAATCTAGGACTTCAGTACGGAAGTTCTTTGAGCCTGTCAGGTAAAGCTTGTAGTGGTCTGCACCTGTCTTCTCAAGCATGGAGGTTATCTTCTGCTTAATTAAAGCCTGACCTTCTGACTCATAAGCATGAAGCGTCCATAAGTCTTCGTCCCATTTCACTGCAACTTCAGTAGCAGCCGCAGCTTGATAAGCTACGATGTCACCATCAATCAGCAAGGTCGTCATAGACTTCTCCTGCTTCGATATTTCGCCTAGTGATAACTTGGATGCCATGCTTAATAGCTACATGCTGCTCTTGCCAATCAAGGTAAGCACCCATTGCAAAGTTAAAAGCTAAGGCAAGTGACACGACTGAAAAGGCTAGACAAACTAAAACCATCATTAAAGTTTCAATCATTATTTTCTCCAGCTAGAGCTTCCCAACTCACAGGAAACATAGGTTTGATTATTGTTGATACTTGTTTGGCTAGGTTTTGAATTTCAACCTGAGCATGGGGGTCTAATCTTTGCTTAACAAAACGTGCAAACGCAGCAATGCTTCCTGTCCAATACCAAGAAACCTCAGTACCTTGAGGCAACATAAAACGTGCTTGCTCAGGACACATACCACCAGCGACAGCCATCTCGTAAGCCTCAAGACACACAGTATTTACTGTCTGAAATTGACGCTTCCAATGCTTGTTACCAGTGGGGTGCATGTCTTCACCACTACCTTGCTTTACGCTACCTTGTGGAGCCTTTCTAAACTGGTCAGGTATGAAGAAGGAGGGCTTAGAACTGATGTACCTGCGACTTTCCTCATTCTCTGAGAAGCCGACTTTGTGCTTAAAGCATTGTGTGCGAATAGGCAAAGGTGCAGTCATACGCAAAGTCACAGAGGTGTGAGCAAATGGAGTCCAATGACTGTGATTGGCAAGGTAGTTAATTAACTTACAATCTTTAACTTCATTAAACTCTGTGGTGTCTGAAGAGAACGACACACGGGCTGCACGAACAACTGAGGCATCATTGCCCATGTGGTCAATGTATTCTGCTTTCATTCGTCAAACTCCTGTAGTTCTTGGTGGTACATATCCAAAGCTTTTGCAAAACCTTCCCACTCTTCTACTCCATAGCTGTAAAGGCATTCCAATAAGTGGCTGTCCTTTTCTATGTAGGTCAGGTATTCACGATTAACTGTTACAGTTTCGTCAGTCATCAGACTGCCCTCCGGTTTCTCTAAGATGCATTAGGCCCATGACAGTTATGTGCCAGACTCGGCCAAACTCTTCATCACCTACCATGCTTGTTGATATGAATCCCTTTACTGCACACACAGCAATATACTCAGCGTTAGTCCGAGCAAATTCTGAGCGTGTAGTAAAGGGAGATTGATAGGCACGTTTTAGTACCTTAGTGAGTTTCTGCCCATGAGTTTCCAATATTGAATTCTCCATCTAATGGACACTTAAAGTTGAACACCTCAGTGACCCGTTGAATTGTTAAGACAGCTATCTTGCCTACCTTGTGAGCTAGGTCTTCACGAACAGCCACTTGGATTTCATCATGTACCCATGCACAGAGGCAGTAGTCGCCATTCCATCCATGTGTATAGCCTTGGGCTTGCATCTCGTTTTCAAATTCCACAAGCCACTGTTTGCAAATGATTGCACCAGCAGATTGAAGTAGTGAGTTAAGAGCAGCATGAGGTGAGCGAATATGAATGTGACGACCATCAAGGGCTTTGATGTAGCCACGTCCAGCAGCCTTAGTAATAGCTTCACGCAACTGCCTAAGAGCAGGAGTCTTATCAAGAAACGCTTTCTTAATCTTCTTCCCTTCTTTGGCCCCACCACCTACCAGTTCACCAATCAGTTGGTCACCTCCACCATAATTAAAGGCGTAGATGAATCGTTTACTAGCCTCTCTCGTTGGAAGGCCAGCAGCTAGTTGGTTCACAGTGTGGATGTCTCCATCTAAGACGACATCAACGTAAGCCCCATCATCATAAATAGCCATGTAAGCAGCCAAGCATCGAAGTTCTAAGCCTGATGCATCAGCACCCATGAGCTTCCAACCTTTAGGAACAGTGAACAGTTCACGACAGTCTTTACCATAGGGTGCTCTCATGGATGGCACTTGAGCCAAGTTAGGATAGGCATGAGTAGCTCGACCTGTTACTGCACCATTCGGGTTCACACTTCCGTGAATCTTTCCGTTGGAGCAGACCTTGAGCCAGCCTTGCTTACCTTCTGATACTTGTCCGATACGCTTCTGCAACATGAAGTATTTAGCCATGTGCTTTGCTTCTGGATATGACAGCTTTGATAGAATTGTTTCGTCTACTTTAGGCTGTCCATTGTCTGTGAAGACTGATGGTTTCCAATCATACTTATTGATAAGGCGATTGGAGATATGGGCACGTGATGCTGGATTAAACTCCACAATTTTGAGGCCAGTAAAAGGGGCATCCTTTGTCCGGTCAGCTTTAAGAGGGTCTTTATATTTGCAGCTACGTGCTGGAGTCTTGATGCCTTCAGACACAACCCAAGCTGGAAATAGCCCATGAAGTTCTTGGTAGATTCCGTCACGTTGTTCCGCTAGATTGATGTACAGTTCTTGTGCTTTCTTTTCATCAAACACAAACCCATTACACTCCTGCTTCCACATCAGTTCAGCTACAGAATGCTCAAGGTATAATGCCTGTTGGCTGTAATCTTTACCCAACACTTTGTTGTACAGATTTACAGTGACACGAACATCTTGCTCACAGTACGTCAGCATTTCTTCCGTGAATTTATCCCAAGCATTATCCTTCTCACCATACTCACCTTTATGCTCTCCAAGCCTGTAACCCCAAGCCTTTAGTGAGTGAGAACCAATAAACCTAGGGGGCAAAGTTTTCCTGAAATGACTGAAGTCTAAGTCCTTTACGTTTGACCATATAAGTCGTGAACAGACGAGGGTGTCTATGACTTGCTTCGGTTTAAAATCAGGGTAGAGTTTCTGGATTGCTGGTATATCAAACTTGATTCCATTGTGGGCAATCAATACATCAGCCGCTTGAAGAAGAGCGATACCCTCACGTATTTCTTTAGGTCTAAACCTGTAGAGTGTGGTGGTGTCTAAGTCATAGGCAACGATGCAATGGATGGTAGTTAGGTCTGCGAGAAAGCCATTGGATTCAATGTCTATGACGAGGCGCATTAGTTTAGCGTCAAGTCTAGTTCTAACTGAGTTGGCTCACGCTTTTGGTCACGCTTATCCATAAGGGCTGACATGGTTTTAACAAACTCTTGAATCGCAGGGGACACAAGACCAGTTAGGGTTAACATTTCATAGCTTTCAAGCTGCGCCTCTATCATGCTGTCGGTAAAGGTGAGCGTAAAATCGTCAAATGCATCTTCAACTTCTCGGTGAATTTTTATATCAAACATAAGTTTCTCCTTGGTTAGAAATTTGCAGCTAGAGGGGTTGAGTCAAATGGACTAACCTCGTAAAGCTTTCCTGTTACATGGTCGTAGTTAAGTGGGAAGGTCAAACCAGTGGCTTGGCCTGTGTATCTATCTTTCAAGACACGGAAGGTTGTAGTCTGTCGTTCAGTTTCATCTTCAGCTTGCTGGTCACGTTCAAGACCAAACATAAAGTGACACCAGAATCCGATAGCCCGGCTTCCTTTAAAGTGTCTGATTGACACACGCCCACCCTCTTCATGAGGCTTGCCTATAGGCGTAGCTAAATGGCTGACCATAATGATGATGATGTTTAAACGCTTGGCGAGTTTGGCGATGTCTGAGGTGATACGTTCAAGTTCCACCCGTTCATCTGTGCCTTGGCCAGTAGCCAAAGCAGTGAGATGGTCGATGTAGAATATTTCAATACCTTCAGCATGGTGCATGTACTCGATGTTGGACTTAACTACATCCCACTCGCACACCCCAAAGCTGTCATACATCCGCAACCTGTCAGACTCAGTGAGTTCATCGAGGGCTTTGCTTCGTTCTTCCTTTGTCCAATCCCCATCAGGGATATGAAACAATTTACCTGCATGTTTACCTGCAATTCGTATGGCAGTTTCAGTAGGCATTTGTTCAAGGAAGAAGATGCCAACACGCTTCTCTAAGTCATACATGTCGTAGACTATTTGCTGAGTTAAGAAGTCAGTTTTACCAACTCCTGTTCCAGCACCCACGCAGTAGACTTCACCTTTTCGTCTTCCATAGGTTTGCTTGTTTAAGGTATCTAAGTACCAAGACAAGCCCCATTCAACAGGTCTGTCTAACTCTTCACGGATGTCAGATAAGGACACAATGCCATCAGGTCTGTAGACCTTGGCATTCCACATTGCTTCAAGAATCTTACGACTAGCACCAGCCATCAGTGCTTCGTTAGCGTCCTTGTAACCATTGATGGTAGCAATGAAACATTTGCCAGCAGGGAACAGTGGAGCGCAAGCCTTAGCAGCTTTCTCCCCTGCGTCATCTGCATCAAACATCAGGATTACCTCTTCAAAATTATTGAAGTAAGCGAGGTTAGATTTGATTGCTTTAGCTGCTCCTGCTGCTCCATTAGGCAGCGATACCACTGGCCATTTATTGTCTTGAATTTGACTTAATGACATAGCGTCAAGTGCGCCTTCAGTGACTACTACCTTCTTACCTTTAGACCAAAGCTTGGTTCCAAACATAGGGGTCTGACTGAAGTCTCCTAAGATAGGAAATTCTTTGTCACCAGTTCGCAGTTGCTGTGCTACTAACTTGCCATCGACATTATGTAATGGACAAATATGCACAGGCTGCCCACGATGTGAGCCAATCTTGTAACCAAAATGCTTTGCTGTTTCTAGGCTAATACCACGCTGCCGTAAGGCACTGATTTCACCTTGTATTAAATCACTAGCCATACGAGTCCTTGAGCTTTGGGTTGTCTGTTCTCCATCATCATCAGGCCATTCCATCCGGCCACAGCCAGTGCCATAGCAGTAGGCTCGGCCTGATGCATAACGAGTTAGATTGTCACGGGAACCACAGTCTGGGCAGGGTTCACGCCCCACTACAGGGCTGTCGTCATGTTCCCGCATGGTCAGTGGACTAAGCTGTATTCAGCGTACTGAGTCTTGTTAACGCCATCTTTCATGGTCGTTGTGACATCTAGTCCACTCTTCCTCAAGGTGTAAACCACAGCAGCAAGGCGTGTGATTCCGTACAGGCCAATCGCTTCAATCGAAGTTAGCTTGCGGTTATTGTTAAGGTGATTAATTACTGTATTGGTTTGGGTCATAATATTTTTCTCTCTCAGTTATTGAGTTCATAAGAATGATGAAACGCCCTCAGAATTGAAGGCGTTGGTTTGGGTCTAGCTATGGTGCTACTTTAATAATTTCATCAGCCCACCACTGCTTCACATCGAAGCTTGGGCAGTCTTTAGAAACTTTGGGTAGGTCACGATGGCCAAGAACTTCAGCGTCCGGATATAGCTCCGTCAGCCTTTCAACGAGTGCTTTAAGAGTCACCCATTGTTCGTCCGTAAAATTGTCTTCTGGTATGTTCACGTCATCTTCAGTAACGCCACCGACCATTGCGATGCTTATAGAAATAGAATTAAAGCCACGGGCATGTGCGCCCACTTTGTCAGGGTGACGACCTTCTTCTAGAACACCATCACGTTTGATTATGTGGTGGTAACCCACCCCAAAAAATCCTTTATGGCGATGCCATGCGTCTATTTCAGTTCGCCCAACATGTTTCATGCTGGGGCGTGTTGCGGTGCAGTGAATGACTATTAGTTCTGTACTGCTTCGATTAGCCATTGATGTGGTATTGACTCCTTTGAATACAAGAATCCGTGTTTCTCGCACCACATTGCGTATGTAGTCCGTGAAGATTTTGAGATTCGTTGCTTTGGATTTGAGAATACAAACCTGATGTCTAAATCAGGATGTTGTTCCTTTATGAGAATGTGCTTCTGGCGGTCAGCCACCATGAAGCGACCTTTGGTTTCAATAAACATTGTTCCAATCTTGAAATCCGGTGTGTAGGTAGAGACACGAGAAGGTTTTGTGTACTTAATTTTTTCTTCTTCGTAGGTGTACGGGACACCTTGAGCAGTAAGCTCTTTGGCAACCCGTACTTCTAATCCACTTCGGAACCCA